GTGTTCGAATCCCTGGGTGCTCCTGGTGCCGCAACGGTTTACCAGGGACCGCCCGACCCGGAGAAGGCTCGCGAGTGGTTCACCACCATGCAGTCTGTCTTTGGTAATGGCAGCGCGCAGGGGAGCAGCCCCGAGCCTGTCGCACCTGCTATCACGCAGGGTCAGCAGGCAGCCCTTCAGCAGATGAGCCAGGCAGGCCACGAGGGAACCCCGATGGGGAACTTCGAAGCTGCCGCCTCTGCTGTCGGTCAGGCCAATTCTATTGAAGAGCTGATCGCTGGCTTCCAGAAGGGAGTCGGAGGGATTGGCTAATATCCTAAGGAGTTGTAATGGCTAACGCCTTTACCGGCACTACTGCCATGGCGAACCTTGTCCAGACCACGTATGACCGTGCTCTTGAGTTCGCCCTTCGTGCCCAGCCCATGTTCCGCATGGTTGCCGACAAGCGGCCTGTCCAGCAGGCCATGCCTGGTAGCTCGGTTGTCTTCGAGCTGTACCAGGACCTCGCTCAGGCAACCACTCCGCTGAACGAGCTGGTCGACCCGGACGCCGTTGCGGCCGGTAACCCGACCACGGTTTCCGTGACTCTCAACGAGTATGGTAACTCGATCCTGGTCTCCAACAAGCTGGACCTGTTCAGCTTCACCGACGTCACCGCCGGTCTCGTCAACCAGGTTGCGTGGAACCTTGTCGACTCCGTCGATCTTCTGGTCCAGAACGTCCTGGCTGCGGGTACGCAGACCATCCGCACCTCGGGTGGTGGCGTTGTCGGCTACGGTTTCGGCACCACGCCGACCAACCCGGTCGCCCTCACCGCGATCGACTCCGACTCGGTGTTCACTTCGGACATGGCTCGCCTTTCGGTGACACAGCTCCGGACGAACAAGGTCCACCCGAACAAGGGTAGCTACTACACCGCGTACATCCACCCGCAGGTCTCTTACGACCTGCGTCGGGAGACCGGTGCTGCTGCGTGGCGTGACCCGCACAACTACTCTGCGGCTGGCAACATCTGGGCGGGCGAGATCGGCGAGTACGAGGGTGCTTGCTACATCGAGACCCCGCGTTGCCAGAACGTTCAGTCTGGTGCTGGTGCTGGTGCGTCTCAGACGCGTGTGTTCAACACGTACTTCACCGGTCAGCAGGCTCTCGCCGAGGCTGTCGCGGAGGAGTTCCACACCGTGCGCGGTCCGGTCGTCGACAAGCTCACCCGATTCCAGCCGCTCGGTTGGTACGGCGTGGCTGGTTGGACGCTGTACCGTCCCGAGTCCCTGATCGTGGCCCAGTCCACCTCTTCGGCTCGCAACGCTGCCTAATAAGTTGCTTGGATCGGGCACTTGCTTACATCAGGCAAGTGCCCTTTCTAGGCAAGTTCCTTAAGGAGGAATCTTGTCCGGCTTCGATAACACCAGCTTCACCGTGCGTTCCAGCACGGCTGCGGCTGAGACTCTCACCAACAACGACTACGTACTCCTGCTTACTCCGGGTGCCGCTACGGCGGTCACCCTTCCGAGTGCAGCTCTGGTTCAGCCGGGTCGTACGTACTTCGTGTACAAGACGGCTGCGGCTTTCACCGTGACCATCACGCCTGCGACTGGAACGGTCGATGGCGGAGCGAACACCACGCTTCTGACTGGCCAGGTGCACGCTAAGCGTTTCATCTCTGATGGCACCAACTGGTTCACCATCTCCGAGTACGACGCTCTCGCAGCGTAACTAGAAGGAGACCCCGTGGCTAACTGGCTACAGGGTCTCCAGGTACCTGATCGCGGCCAAGATCCGGTCGGGATCGTCATCGAAATAGCCAATGCCCTGGTTGCACTTGTTGCAGAGAAGCCCCCTAATACAGCTCCCGCACGACTTGCGGCCAGGGCAGCAGGCTCGATCGTGATCAACAGCAAGCCTCTTGCCTCCCGAATCAACTTCTCGGCAGATTGCACACTTGCCGCCTTGAAGCCTAAGCATCTCCTCGTACTGCTCGATGGTCATGTTGAATATGGACTTGAGGTCATACTCCTTCCCGTTGTACTTCATGGCAGCCCTCTGGGCCTTCCCTCGCTCGGATGAGCAGGGCTTGCAGTACGAGCTAAGGCTTCCGCCCCTTCGGGCCACGCCGTAAAAATCCTCATGCGGCTTGACTTGGTTACACATTGGGCACTTCTTGGTATTGTTCATGTGTCCTAACATATCACATAGGAGAAGTCATGGCGTGGATTTACACCACGAACAGCGTCGAGGAAGCACCGTTCGCATGGAACAGCCTGCATGAACGCTTTCGGATGCCACGGGGTGTCTCCGTCCAGGAGGTTTCTCCTGGCGTGTACGAAGAGATCAGGTACTACGCGTACACCGATGAACTCGGGGCAGAGAACCTGCCCCAGAATCCCAACCAGAACACCGACTTCTGGCCTGCCCCTTCGGCAGGCCTTCACTTCTTTCGTGGCGGATACGAGCACACAGTAGACGATGCCGTTAAGGCTGACCTGATTGCGTCTGGTGTTGCCACTCTCGCCAATTTCGTCCCCGCCCCTTAAGGAGAACCCGTGTCTCACGAAAAGAAGAACCCGGCCAAGGAGCCGGTGAATCCTCTCTTCGAGCCCGCCTTCCATGACATGGAAGACTACGACCCGATGAACATCGGTGGCCCTGGCGGCCAGACGATCAACTCGGAGAACAACGAGAAGGGCATCCTGGAGTCTGGCCTCCAGCGTGTCATCAACCACAACCCCAAGACCGCCGAGCTTCAGGCTTCTCACCCCCGCGTCGGCATTTACGGATCGGACAACACCAACTAATGCCTCCGCGTACCCGCAAAGAAACCGTCGAAGCCGTTCTCATGGTCGACCCTGAGCAGCCGATACTTGCCCCCAGGAAGGAAGACCCGGTTCACCAGGTCGCCGTAGGCAAGTTTGTTCATGTCGTCATCAACGGTCAGACTCGGCACAAGGGTGCCGAGGTTCTCCAGATCGACGGCATGGGTCTAACCCTTCGCACCGACGAGAACGGCCTTAGCCGTTCCGAGATCACGCTCGTGCCCTGGTCTGCTATCGAAGGCGTTGGCATCGTTGGCGCGCGCTAAGAAGGGCCGCAACTGTTCGTCTGCGTGTGTCACGAAGGATCACCTGTCCTTCGGGGAGTGCATGCGCTCCAAGAATCTCCAACTGTCTCCTGCCGTGAACGACACCTACGGCACGCGTCAGCGTGCCTGGGACCGGGAGCTTGACAACTACGAAGCAGCATCGAGCCAGGGTCTGACACCTGCCGGGACCAAGCAGCATCACATCGATGCTGCCGTAAAGGCAGCAGAATCGGGGTAACCCATGGCGGAGCAGACGGTACGCATTGACGGTACCGTTACCACCTCTCCCACCGGAACTCAGAACGTGGCCGTCACGGGACTGCCTCTTTCCACCTACACGGTACAGAACCCCGCTCTCGATGGGGCGTACGTATACAGCCAGGCGGAAGTAGCAGGTGTTGTCGCAGCCAACAACTTCATGACGCTGACCAATCCAGCAGGCTCTGGCAAGATTATCGTCTTCGCCGGAGCCTTCATCTCCTCGTTCATCGTCGGAGATACGGGAGCGACGATCACCTCGATGCGAGGGTATCGAGCTTCGGTGGTATCCGGAGGAACACTGCAGCCAGCGTCTGCTATAGGTAAGTTCCAAACCTCGCAGCCCAATCCCGTAGGGGAGATCAGGACCGGCAGCGTGACTGCCACGCTGGGGACTGCGCTATTCAACTCGCCTCCGTACATCGGGGCGGCAAAGTCTTCCAGCCCCTTCGTTCACCAGGTTCCGATCCCACCTCAGGGTGGTCTCTTCACTCTCATGGAGGGTGAGTCCATGGTTCTTCGTACCGAGGTCGGCGACGTCGATACCCGGTGGAACCTGTCGCTAGCATGGGGAGAAATCTAATGTTCCAGGGAAGTCCCGGTTCTGATCAGATTCTGGCTGGAAGCCTTACGGCTTCCGGCACTCTTATCACGATCCCAGCAGGCATGACATTCAGCGGAGATCTCACGCTTGCCGCATCGTCTGCCATCGCTGGCACGTCTACGGTCACAGCCTCCACCGCCGGAACGAACGTAGCTCCTGCCGCTGGCGTGATCGCACGCATCAGCGTCACCGGTCTACTTGCCTCCGCTGGAGCCGACTCGTACACGACCGAGATCATCATCAAAGCTCCTCCCGAGAACAGCGTAACGCTCACGACCGCGATCTCTGGTACCGGTTCTGCCAGCGTAATCGGCTGGTACACAAGCTAAGGAATTCAATGGCTACCTATGACGA